ATTAAAAAGTCTTCAATTAAAATGGTAAAACAATGAAAGATTTAATAGAACGCATCAAAACAATACGGCTGGAGTTGAAAGATTTAAAAATAGAGCGAAACAAACTTCAAAAACAAATCGACAGTAAAGAAGATGTTTTGGAAGAACTGGAAAAATTGACCGTTAACCAATTAGATTTGTTTGAGAAATGAAAGTCCTATGTAAACATTGCTTAAATCCTTGCAAAAAATTCGGTAAAATTGATTGCGAGGATTATAATCATCCCACCATCGAAGACCTAGAAAAAGAATACCGTCGATTAATGCAAACCGATCCCGAAAAAGCCAAAGAAATTAAAAAGAAAATTGATTTTATATACTATGGAATAATATGAAAAAGAAAAAAGTATTAGAAGTTTTTGCAGGTTCTAGATCCATAGGAAACAAAGCCGAGCAATTAGGAATGGAAGTTTTTTCAGTTGATTGGGAAGCTTTTGATAAAATAGATTTAGTTATTGACGTTGAAGAAATGGAAATAAATCACGTTCCCTTTATTCCTGATTTTGGATGGTTCAGTCCAGATTGTACAACATACACAATTGCAGCGTGTTCAACGCATAGAAACAACAGTGTTGAGCCTAAAAGCGAATACGCTATAAAGTGCGATAGGGTAAATAAACATTTTATCGAATTAATAAATCAATGGTTAGAAATTAATCCTAATTTTGTTTTCTTTATCGAGAACCCAAGAGGTATGCTTCGTAAAATGCCGTTTATGCAGGAATTTACAAGGCATACTGTATGGTATTGCCAATACGGAGATGATCGAGCAAAACCAACGGATATATGGACTAATTCAAAAACTTGGATTCCGAGAAAAATGTGCCGAAATTATAAATATGATAAAGATGGAAATATCATTGATAAACATTGCCACCACGAAAATGCAAGACGTGGAGCAAAAACAGGAACGCAAGGCAAAAAAGGAAGTTATGAACGGTCTAAAATTCCAGAACAATTATGTGAAGAAATATTGTGCTCGTTGTTGTAAGTATTGAATAAATTAGTATATTTGTATAACAAAATAATCCAGTTTAATTATTGGCTTTTGTTTGAATTAAAAACTAAACATTGTAAAATGGCAAAAGAAATAAGAAAAGACCTTTATACTCAAAGTAATTACGCTAAAAAAATAGGCGTAACACGGGCGAGGGTTAACCAAATGGTTAAGGCTGGAGAACTGAAAACGGTTTCGGTAAATGGTGGTATTTTAATAAAAGTAGCTTAATTTTTAGCTATAAAAACTAAACATTGTTAATAAAATGGAAGAAAATAAACTAAAATTATTCTACGATAACTTTTCTTTAATTACAGTTTCAGATAATAAAATACCAAACTTTACTTGGAAAAAATGCCAAACTGAAAAACAGTCTTGGAACTCTTTTATAGAAAAATATAACTATAAAGGCGGTAAAACTTGGACAGATAAAGATGGAAAAGTTACCGAAATACCAAAGACAGACCGTTTCGGAATAGTTACAGGATTTGATTATTTAGAGTGTGTTGATGTTGATTTAAAAGTTTTTTCAACTGCCAAAGAACAAAAGGAGTTTTGGGATGAATACCTTGGTTATTTGTCGGATAACATTTTAGATTTTGAAGATAAAATAGTAATTTATAAAACAAGAAACGCTGGTTATCATTTGCTTTATAAATCAAAACGAATTGAAGGTAATTTAAAGTTAGCTAAATTAAAAGGACATAAAGAAGCTATAATTGAAACACGTGGAATCGGTGGATATATTTTTGTTTATCCCGATAATCAAGTTTCTAAAAAAAGTTACCATCAAATTGACTTTATTTCAGACGAAGACAGATTTGTAATTATGAGTTTTTCTAAAATGTACAATCACATTGAAGAAAAAACAATTGATCCTGTAAAGAAAAAAGTAGAATATTCAGAAGGAGAAATAACGCCTTGGGATGATTACAATTCAAAACACGACATTTTCGAAACTATAAACGATGATTTTTCAATAGTTGGCAACCTTTCAAAAAAATATGTAATTAAAAGGCACGGTGCGACTTCTCCACATTCTGGATATGTTTTTAAAGATACTGGATTTATGTATTTATTTTCAACTGGCACTATTTACCCACACGAAAAATTGATAACTCCTTTTTCCGCTTATACAATTAAAAATCATAATTCAGATTTTAAAGAAAGCACTAAAGAGCTTTACGAAAAGGGTTATGGAAGCCGTTTAAAAAGAATCGTAAATGAGCTAAAGAAAAACATTCCAGTCTCAAATGAAGAACCGATTGCAATTATAAATAAACAGGATTTAGTTTTTCCTATTGAAGTGTTCCCAAAAGACATTCAGGCTTATTTAATAGAATGTAATAAAACTTTGGATAGTTCCATTGATTATATGGGTTGTTCGTTGCTTTGGCTTATTTCTGTATGTGTTGGCAACTCTATAAATATTGAGGTTAAAAAAGGATGGATTGAAAATTTAACTGTTTGGATTTCAATTGTAGGTAAGGCTGGACTTGGAAAAACTCCAAGTATTTCAAATGTTATTTTTCCACTTACTAAAATTAATGCTAAAGAAATTAAGACATACATAAAAGAGCGTGAAAAATTTGACTTCTACGAAAAGTTATCTAAAAAAGAAAAAGAAGATTATCCCGAAGTAAAAGAGCCAAGGAAATCACAATTCATCGCCAACGACATTACTTTAGAGGCATTGGTTGATTTGCATCAGGAAAATGATAATGCAGTAGGTGTGTTTAAAGATGAATTGGCAGGTTGGTTAAAAGATATGAATAAATACCGTGAAGGATCTGATTTAGAATTTTGGCTATCTACCTGGAGCGGAAAATCCGTTAACTTAAACCGTTTGACCCGTAAAGGTTCGTTTGTTGAAAAACCATTAATTCCAGTACTTGGAGGAATACAACCGAGTATTTTTAATTCATTCTATACAGACGAAAACAAAGACAATGGGTTTATGGATAGGATGCTTTTGTCTTTCCCTGATTTAAAAATTGATTCATACAACGAACAGGAAATGAATGAGGACACTTTGAAATGGTACAAGGAATCTATCATTATGTTTTACGATACTTTGAAGTCAATCATAAAAAGGAATACCGATGATGAAATAATATCGTTAACAGCAAAATTTACTGATGAAGCAAAAGTTGAATGGATTAGAATTTTCAATGAATTATCAGTAGTTCAAAATGATGAAAACGAAAATGAATATCTTAAGTCAATGCTTCCTAAACAAAAATCATACATACCACGTTTTGCGTGTTTAATCCATTGTTTTGACGAGTTTTTTAGTTCGGGTGGCAATACATTAGCTATTTCAAAAGAAAGCGTATTAAAAGCGGAAAAATTAAGCAAGTACTTTGTTGCAACTGCAAAGAAAATAAAAATTAATGCTGTTGAGGTTGGTAAATTGAAAAATACTTTAGGACAACATAAAGGAAAATCTGAAAAAGAAAAGCTTAACGCTATATGGATTGAAAATCCAGAATTTAACAGAAGCGAAACCTCTGAATTATTAGGAATTTCACGTAGAAGTGTGCAAAACTGGGTAAAAGAGTTTGAAAATGCACAGCGTTTGCACACCACAAAAAAATTGACAATGTAGTGTTTATAAGGGTTGACAGGTTTTTAGGTGTGCATGCACATGTGCACAGCTAAAATAGAAATAAAAAAAATAAATTAAAAAAAATACAATATTATACGATTAGGTGTGCATGCACAGTAAAAAAGCTTGTTAAGTATTGAAAACGTTAGGATTTAGGTGTGCAAAACAGGTGTGCACGAGGTGTGCACCGTGCACAGTAATAAAAAATTTAAAAATTATGGAATTAAGACAATATCAAACGGATTTATCAATTGAAGGTTGTGATAAATTAAAAAAACTTAAAATAGTTTATTACTGTTGTGAGGTTCGAACAGGAAAAACTTTGATAGCTTTGGAAACTGCAAAATTATACGGTGCTTTAAATGTTTTGTTCTTGACAAAAAAGAAAGCTATCGATTCAATTTTAAGTGATTACAAGGCTTTAAATTATCAATACGAATTAACTGTTATAAATAATGAAAGTGTTCATAAGATAACAGAAAAATACGATTTGATTATATCAGACGAGCATCATCGAAATGGTGCGTTTCCTAAACCAAATAACGCTACTAAAATAATAAAAGAAAAGTTTAGTCATTTACCAATGATTTTTTTAAGTGGCACTCCAACACCTGAAAGTTACTCGCAAATTTATCATCAGTTTTGGTTGTCGAATTACACGCCGTTCAAAGATTATAATAATTTCTATAAATGGGTAAAAGATTACGTTAACGTAAAAAAACGATACTTAGGATATGCAGAAGTAAATGATTATTCAGATGCCTATCAGGAGCGTATTAAAAAACTAACTCAAAAATATATGATTACTTTCACACAGGAACAAGCAGGATTTGAAACGAAGGTACACGAAACTATTTTAGAGGTTGAAATGAAGCCGATAATTTATAGTATTTCAAAAGCTTTGAAAAAAGATAAATTATTTAAGGGTTCTACCGATATGATTTTAGGAGATACAGCTGTTAAACTTATGAGTAAATTACATCAGCTTTATTCCGGAACTGTTATTTTAGAAAGTGGCAACGGGATTGTTTTGGATAATTCTAAATTAGTGTTCATTGATAAAAAATTTAAAAACAATAAGATTGCAATCTTCTATAAGTTTCAAATGGAACTTGAAATGATAAAAGGATTTTACGGTGATGATGTTTGTTTTGATTTAGAAACATTCGATACTACTGATAAAAACATAGCTTTGCAAATTGTTTCAGGACGTGAGGGAATAAGTTTGAAAAATGCAGATTACTTGATTTATTTAACTCCAGATTTTTCCGCTACTTCTTATTGGCAAAGCAGAGACAGATTAACAACAATGGATAGAAAAGAAAATAACGTATTTTGGATTTTCGCAAAACAAGGAATTGAAAATTATATTTACAAATCGATAATGAGTAAAAAAAATTATACATTATCACAATTTAAAAAAGACTATGGCATCAAGCTTTCAAACTAAGACGATTAAAAATTACGAATCTAACGGATGGACAGTATTAAAAATAATCAATCTTTCCGACAATGGTTATCCAGATTTATTATGTATGAAATTAGGAGAAAAAGATAATTGGATTGAATGCAAAGAAGGAAAGGATACTCTTAAGGAACTGCAAAAATTTCGTATTGACGAATTAAATAAATTAGGTAAAATAGCTTTTTGCCTTCACGACAAACAAGGTCTAATTTACCCTAACAATATCGAGTTATAAACCAACAAACAAAACATTAATCACTTAAAAATAAAATTATGAAATTAGAAGCAAAATATTTGAGAATTGGTAATTTAGTAGAATGCAATGGATCAATAAAAGAAGTTTACAATATTTATAGCAATGGTTGGGATTTTCTTTATGAAGATACCGATTGTAGATTTGTAGAACATGAGCATACTAAACCAATCCCACTAACCGAGGAATGGTTGTTGAAGATGGGTTTTGAAAAAGAATTAGATGGTTTTTATAGAAAAAATAAAAGCGGAATTATTGAATTTTGTTTTTATGATAATGGAATTTTAGCAACAACACAATCAGTTTGTTTAAGTCATTTCAAAACCTATACCACGCACTAACAAATAACGAATTAACCATAAAATTATGAAACTAACAGGATATTGCCTTGATGCGTTCAGAGAGCGTTACGATAATTCAACTGAACAATATTTATTAAACAATATACCATTCGATGATTTACCTTTAGTCTGCCAAAACGCATTAATAGTTGATTGGTTTGACTCGGTGGGGATTAGAATTGGAATTGACCCATATTACGATATGCAAGGAACTTATCGAGCAAACATAGAGCATTGCGGTTTTCAATCTATGTACAGAAATACAGCTATTGGAATGGCAATCGAAAAAGCAAACGAAACTTTTAACTTAAATAATAAATGATTATGGATTCAAAATATACAATTAAACAATTAGAAGAACTGCTTAAAGATTATTCAAAAGAATTAGATCCAAAAAATGAGGAATATTATTCATCAGACAAAGAACTAACTATTAATTTTGTATCTGAATTTTTAAAACATATAGAAATGTTGTAATTTCAAAATAATATCCATACCTTCGCTATTCATAATTACTATTAATTTTTACCGCTTTTGATTTTTGTTCAAGGATTGAAAGCGGTTTTTTAATCTAAAATAGAACAAAATAGAATGCCAAAAGAAAAAGGAGACCCAAAAACTGGTGGCAGACAAAAAGGATCAATAAACAAAGCCACAATAAGTATTCGAGATAGTTTTAAATCATTAATTGAAAATAATTTAGAACAAATCGAAAAAGATTTACTTGTGCTTAAACCATCCGAAAGAATAAAAGCTATTACCGAACTATCGAAATTTTGCGTACCTACTTTAAAAGCAGTTGACTTTACTGACAACACTAAACCTACAAAAGAACCAGTAAGAATCATATTCGAAAAGAAATGATTAAGTTTTCTGAAAAATATGAACCACTTTTTTATTTATTGGATGCCAAAAAAGAATTTGAAAACGGCAACGAAAAATACAAAGAAGAGGCTGGTGTTGATATTGTTTTGATTTCAGGAGGTAGAGATTCAGGAAAAACATTTGGAGCTGGTGTAATGATTGCAACGGCTGCAGATTCTTATAACCATCGTGTGCTTTATACTCGTTACACAATGAGTTCTACAAACAACTCAATCACACGTGCCTTGGATAACAGAATGGAATTATTGCAAATAACAGATAATTTCAATTTTGCTAATAATGACTACACCCATAAAACAAGCAATGGTTTAATTTCAGTTACAGGACAAAAAACAAGTTCAGGACAACAATCTGCTAAATTAAAATCAATTGAAGATTATTCAATATTCGTAACAGAAGAGGGCGAAGAACTTACATCGTTCGATGAATGGGAAAAGATTAAACGTTCAATACGTGCAAATGATGTGCAATCATTGTCAATGATTATTTTTAACCCACCAACAAAAGACCATTGGCTTTATACTCAATTTTATCAAGGCGTGCCGGATGGATTTAATGGCATTATTGGAAACATTATGTACATTCATACTACATACCAAGACAATGGCAAAGAAAATATGGCACCTCATAACTGGAACGATTACGAAAGATTGCGTTTGGTTTATGAATATTGGTTAGCTAATCCAACAACAACCTATAAAAAAATAATTAAAGAAGCAAAGAATTATAAAAATACAGTTCTTGGAGCATTTCGAGATATTGCCGAAGGAGTTATCTTTGATTATGAGATTGGAGAATTCAACCCCGACAATCTACCTACTACCTTTGGGATGGATTTTGGATTTGTCGATCCTATAACGTTGGTAGAAGTTGCTATCGACAACAAAAGAAACATTGCGTACGTCAAGCAACATCTTTATAAGAGCGGAATTCTTGCCGAAGATGCTTACGATTTAATAAAAGATATTGTTGGATTGAAATTAATATTAGCTGATGCGCAAAAGATTGACGATATTACACGTTTGCAAAATCTTGGGCTAAACATTGAAAAATGTTTTAAAGGCGGCGGATTAAATGGCTCGTCAATATTACCTGGAATAAAAGCAATTAAAAACTTTGAAATTATTGTTGATCCGAACAGTACTGAACTGATTCACGAATTCAATAATTATTGTTGGGATATACGTAAAGTTGAAACTCCTAAAGAAGGTAACGACCACTTAATTGATGCGGTTCGCTATGTGATTTATGACAATGAAATTAACTCAAACACCTCACTATGTTTAGGATAAAAGATTTAAGAGCAGGAGAATTTATAGATATTGACAATTATTATCGAGAGTTTGAACAGGGAAGTAATGAACACGAAAAAGAATTCTTTGCGATATTAGGAATTGAAAAACCAGAAACGCAAGAAGAATACTTGGATTTCTTCAAAGAATATGAATTGCAAATAACCGAAATCAAAGGCAATCACGAATTTATTTACAACCCTCCACCACTACCATCGACATTGAATAAAGAAGGAAATACCATTGGCGATGAATATAGAAAAGAATTTGCAGAAATGTATGGCGGTTACGTGCAAAATATTTATTTAGTTTCGATTAATTTTCGTAAATTGCCAAACGAAATACTTGAAATGAACGTAATAGACTTTCTTTTCTGGGCAAATTATCTACTGCACCAAAAATGGTGCGAACAAATAAAGTAATTATGAAATTCAAAAGAAAACAATTCAGAATATTTAATATAAACTATTGCAAAAAAGAACACGCTTTGTTTAGTATTAGAAATGGATATAGAAAAAGTATTTTATTATTTGGATGGTATTTTTATAAAGCGAATAAATTATGTTTTCAACGGTAACAAACTATATCGTAAACAGATTTCAACAGGATGAAATGGTAAATACTATTTCGTTGTCTGCTATTAATTTAATCGATACAAAAAAAGAAAACATTTATCCTTTGGTGGCTATTTCTTTTAACGAAAAAGATTTATCGGTTGATGATACAGCCACATACGATTATACCATTACCGTTCTGCAACAACGTGACAATCGAAAAGTTGAGAAGCCATCTAAGTTAATGGAAGATGAAAATTGGATTGATAATCTAAATGAATGCGATTCTATTTGTACACGGTTCATTAACTACATTAGACGAATGGAAATTGACGAAAACATAAATATTGAATCGTTGTCAGTGCTCGAGCCTTTAAGCGGTTACGGCGGTGCTAATTTAGATGGCTTTAGATTTGAAATAACATTAGCGATTCCTAATACTGGGCATTGTGGCATATAGTCAAAGCGAATTAATAGCCATTGCACGTGATATTGTGCAAAAATCCAAGGCATCTGCTCACGTTGATACTGGAAGATTGAAGCGTTCTATTTCTTTTGTGGTAAATTTACAGGGAGTAATCACATTTACTGAAGTTTTTTACGGACAGTTTGGCGATAATTCAGATTTAGAAGAGAATATAAATAAAATGTTTCCGATAGACGCGCCGTTTAATTTAATTTATGTTGATGATAACGGAAACCCTTACCAAGTAGTTAGAAGGACGGCATCAGGCAGGGCGGCAGTAGAAACAAAAGCAACGAAAGCAACGACACGAAAATCATTAGGAATCAATGGAATAAAAAACTTCTTGAAAAATTATGGCAAAAAGGAGAACGAAAGCACAGATAGCGAGCGACAAGATAATCAAACAGAATCTTGAAGTATTAGGAGTAAAGATTTATAAGCAAGCTAGAAAAACAACAAGGGTATTAACTGGCTCGTTGAAAAACTCGATTAACTATGCTGTGAAACCTGATACACGCCTTACCTTTTATCAAAATGAATATGGAAAGGATGTAAGACCAGCAGGAAAAAATAGCGGAGAAAATGATGCTTTGTTGATTGCAATAAAAGAATTAGTACCTTTGGGAATCGAAGTGATAAAAAAAGATTTAATTGAATCCGTTATGTACCCTTTTAGGAAATGATTACACCAACAACCATAACCACCGAAGACCAAATTTATTTGGTTGGAAACGGAACTCCTGTAAATATTAGAGTTCAAAATGCCAATGCAGATTCTACCATAAAAAGTATGGTTTTAGAATTATATATCTGGAGTGGAAACCTAAATACACCACCAACACTTGCAAGTCATACATTTCCAGTTGAGAAAGTAAGTGCAGGCGATAATTATATTAACATACAGGTTGCTGAAATTATTGCTAGTTACATCAAAGGCACTAAATTTGCTTGGGCAACTGGCGATAATGCTCCATCAATAGCTGGCGAAGGTGTATTTTTTCATTATAAATACCAAGTTATCAGTGCAACAGTTGAAGCACCAGTTGAAAGTTACACTAATTTTGCAACATTAGGCTATCGTTGGGATTACGAACAGATAGGCGATACAGAAAACCAACAACCTTATTTGGGATTAGTGCCAATAAATTACAATCGAAAATATACCGAGCATATAAAATACTTCAAAAGGGATTTTGATTTTACGAAAACGCTTATTGATTGCACTAGTGAAAATATTATTTTGTCAACTCACGTAGTGCCAACCTCAACAAAATGCCAGTTAGGGGATAAATACCTAGTTGTATATCTGAACCGTCACGGTTTATGGGATTATTTCACGACCTATGGAAAAGCGGTTAAGTCAATTAAAATAGACGGAGAAACCGTACCGAGATTATACCGTAACCCGAACAGTATAAACAACAATGTAAATCATTCAAAAAATAGAATGATTGAAACAACTGACCAATTATATACAATCAACACAGGTGATCTTCACGAATCAATGACTGAGCAAGTTGAAGAGGTAATTTATTCGCCTTTAGTTTATTTGATTGAGTTTACTGGAGAAACTTTTATTGTTACGAATGTAGGATTAACAGTTGATAGCACGACGGTAACAGTCGACAGCACAACCTACACCGTGGACAACGAAACTGTTACCACGCAGGATTTAGGATATTTTTCTACATTCAAACAAATACCAGTTACAAATGAAAACAAAGACTTCATTAAAAAAACTCGTTTGAATGATAAAAGTAAAATCAATTATGATTTGCAGTTTGGTGTAACAATGGGAAGAATTAATCAATTGAAATAAAATGGAAGAAGTAGAAAAAAAAGCAAAGGATGTTTGGGAATTTTTCAATGGATTTGGATTACCAATGGAACAAAAAAGAGATTGTTGCATATATTGCATTGACTTATTAATCGAAAATACAGGAGAAAAATACAACGTACATACTTCTGGTAATTTTGATTTTCTTAACGAAGTTAGAGAATATTTGAAAAATGTAGATATTTTTGAATTATGAAACTACAAACCGAAGTATATATTTCCATCGATAACGAAAACTTTTACAAGATTGATTTAGGCAAAAATGAAAGCCTAATAATGAAGTATGTACTAAAGGATACTACTGATTTGTCTAAAATATTTTCTCCTTTCAGTTTGTCGTTTACGTTTCCAGGTACTTTAAACAATCAAAGAATATTTGGTTTTGTTGGTAATACAAAAGTGTTCAAAACAAAAACCGACAATCTTTTTTCGTGCAAAATATATTCTAACGGTTTATTATCCCAAACAGGGAAATTAAAGCTTACAGAGGTTCGTGAAGAAAGCGGATTTGTAAAATCATTTACGGCAAACTTTACAACAACAATGTTATCGTTAGCTTTGCGTATGGGCGATGATTTGATTAACGATTTACCAACTAATCCTGTTCAAATTAATTGGATTCCAAATGAAGTTTTCCAAAGCATTAGTTCTATTCGTTTAGCACCATCGCAACCAAGACCAGGAGTTGATGTAAAGTATTATGTACCGTTAATTTCAAACATTAGAATATTTCAAAGGCAGCAAGTAACAACGACTAATTATTTGGACAACGTTCGCTATTTGGCAGCAGCCAATCCAACAAGCACGAAAGTATTAAAGAGCGAAGAGTTTTCTCCAGCAGTTCAAGCGAGAACCATTATTGATATGATGAAAATCAAATACAATTTGGATATTGAAATGCCTTTAGAAAACACGCAAGAATATAACGACTGGTACATTTGGTGTAATTCTGCAAAAGCTCAAGCGGTTGATTTTGTTTATTTTGATTTGATAAAGCAGTTTGGATCGTCTATTGAATTCAACACCCGAAGACCTGACAGAATACCTAACGAAAGAAAATATTTGATTAACGGAAATTTGTCAACTAATCAAATGACAATTACAAAAGACCCATCGGCAAGTGGGAATTTTTACGGTTGGGTAAACTTAAGAATATATTTTAACAATGTAGTTTCGACCAAAGGAGAAAGTGATGTTGATGTAAATTTTGTCATTGAATTAAGTAACGGCGCAATATTTAATCAGATAACCTCTAAGGTAGAAAATGGGAATGTAACCGCTGATTTTTTGATTAAGGATACTGATTTTCTTTCAGGAACATTTATATTTAAACTTAAAATAAAACCGACCTCGCCAATATTTTGGACTTCAAGTGATATTGGAATTTACAATACTTATTACGATTCCAACGCTGGAGGAGGTTCGACACGTTCGGCAAGTGCAGATTACAAACAAGAAAGTTTTGGAAATAATAACAGCGCAACAATGGGAGGAACTCGAATTGATTTATACAAGTCTTTGCCCGATATGAAGTGCACAGATTTTCTCGCATCGTTTATTAAAATGTTTAATATTTCTATTTTTGACGCTTCTCCAAGCGATGATAAATTATTTTGGTTAACTCCAAATGATTTATTGATTCCAAATAAAAGTTACTCTAAAAAAGAAGTTGATTATACCGAATTCATAATATCAAAATCGGTTACAAAAACAATCGCAGCCGATTATAATTACTATAATTTTAAACATAAAACATCAAAATACAAATCGAATGCCGATTATTTGGCAGCACGTGGAATCGAATTTGGACAAACAACCTACCCAACAATAAAACCAACACAAGATTTATTGGAATTTAAAGTTGAAACCAATTTTTCGATACTGGAAGCGTTGCCAATCGCTGGTATGGTAGATGAATTTACAAGTTATGGCTTTACAAACGAAACACCCGAAACTTTAGTGACTGGAGAAAAGCGATATAAACCGAATACCGAAGATTTTACTATATTTTTTGCAGTTGGGTTACGATTATTAGATGGAGAAAAATCTTTAGGATTTCAAAAAACAAATACTTCTAATATCACAGTTACAGGAGAATTGAAAAGTTATATTAAAACAAGTCCTGTGCATTCACTAGGTACATCGTTTGGTTTTTCATTGATACAAGAAGCGACAATAAGAAGCTTGTATTATGATTTTTATAAAAGACAAACCGAAAGATTGTTGAATCCTAACACATTGAAACAACTGTATAAATTAAGATTGCCAGCATCGGAATTAGTTTTAAATTATAAAACAACGAATGCAGGAATGTCGCAAGTGCCAGACGGATTCAGATTGCAAAATGAAATAGTTTTGCAGGAGCAACGTTTTTCGATTATCGATGCTCAAATAGATATTACAACAGGCGATGCCACTATGAACTTATTAAATTTTTAAACGATGGCAGAAGAAAATAAAGAAAAGTATTCGATAGATTTTCAAACGAATGCCGATGATGCATCTAAAGATGTGCAGGGATTACGTGCGTCCATTGACCAGACAACAGAAGCGACAAAGAAAAGTACAACCGCAACAGATAATCAAGAAGAGCAATACAAGTCTTTAAAAGTTCAACTTCGAGAAGCCATAATTGAACAGCAGAAACTTTCTGCTCAATACGGCTCGACAAGTGCTGAAGCAATAAAAGCCACAAAGGCGGTTGCAGGAATCAAAGATGAGATAGGATTTCAAAAAGATTTAGTTGCCTCGTACAATCCTGATGAAAAATTTAGAAAACTGACCCAGACCGCTGGTATTGCAGCTTTATCTTTGGGCGGTGTTAAAGATGGATTTACAGCTTTAGGAATTGAAAGTCAAGTTTTAGATAAAGTAATCGGAAGCGCACAGGCTATATTAGGAGTTACTAGTTCGGTTGCTGGTTTGTCAGATGCTTATGCAGTATTGACAGCTTCCAAGAAAGCAAAATCTGCCGCCGATGTTGTGGAAGTCGCCACCACGGAAGCCGTTGCGGTCGCCGAAGTGCAAGCCACGACAGCCGCTTGGAGTTGGAACGCAGCGTTGTTGGCAAATCCAATAGTGGCAATTACTGCTGGAATTGTTGCTGCAATTGCGGTTGTTTATGCTTTTGTAAAAATCACAGGAGATGCAGCGAAAGAAGAAGAAAAAGCGAAAGTTGCATCGATGCAATTAACGCAAGCTATCGAACACCAAGCAACAGCGTTTGAAAAAAATTCAAAATTTAATCAACTAAACAACAATCATAAGATTGATTTATTACGTGCTTCTGGAGCAAGCGAGGCACAAATTTATAAAGAAACAAAAGCTTTAGCGGATCAAGATTTGCAACTTGCAAAGAATTTTGAAAAAGAAGCAATAAGAGCTGAGCAAAGAGCATACGAAGCCAATCGAGATAACCCGACCGAATTCAATGCGCAAACATTAAAAAAAGCGCAAGAAAATATAAGTAAAGCAGAAGCGGCAGTTAGTGCGGGATACGGAGTTCTTATATCGTTACAAAATTCTCACGAGGTCGCAGTTGTTCAAGCGCAAACAGATGCTAACCAAAAAGCAGCGGATAAACAAAGAGAAGCCGAAGCGAAAAGATTGCAGGACAAAAAAGATGCCAACGCTAAATTATTAGAAGAACAGAAAAAATTTGATGCCGATGTGTTGGCTCAAATTGGCGTTATGAATGTTGCCAAAGTAAATCAGGACATCCAGGATCAAATAGACGAAAGAGCAAGAAAAGAGCAATCTATTTTCGATGCTTTTGATGTAGCTCAAAAAGTTGAAGACGAAAATAATGAGAAAAGAGATAAAGATTTAGCAAAAAAGAAAAAAGAAGCTGATGATTTAGACGCTATACAATTAGAGTCAAAAGACAGGATGCTTGCCAATGGTGAAGCTTTAGCAAAAGGCGTTCAGGCTTTGGCAGGAAAAAACAAAGCCGTTCAAAAAGCTGGAATTATTGCTGAAGGTGGAATTAATTTAGGCAAGTCTATTGCTAATACAGCAGCAGCGGTTACTTCTGATTTAAAACTTGGATTCCCTGCAAATATCGCACCCATTGCGTTGGATATTGCAACAGGTGCGGTTAGTGCGGCTTCGATTGTTTCTGGAACAAATAAAGCGTTGCAAGCAGTTGGTGGTGGTGGTTCTATTACTGCACCAGCACCGCAACAAGTTCCGAATGGAGTTTCGGCAACCCCGCAAACAGGCTTTCAAGCGAGTAGTGAAAATCAGATTGCAACATCGATTTCGGCATCACAACAAACATTGCCAATTATAAAAACATATGTTGTAGGTAGTGAGGTTAAAACACAAACAGACCTTGATGCAAAATTAATTCAACAAAATAGCTTTGGTTAATTAAAAATTATTTATATTTGTGATTGAAAATTGTGTGAAGATGCACAAAACCAAAATTTAGCCATTTTGAAAACGAAACTAAAAGACTTAAAAAGCCTAATTGATTAATTTCGATTAGGCTTTTTGTCGTTATACACAAATGAAAAGATACAAGATACATACAGGCGAAGATTCTAAAGGACTTTTAAAAGTTTCCTTTGTTGCCGAACCTGCGATTCAATCAAAGTTGATGTATTTCACGGAAGAAAAACGAAAGTTTATATTTTCTGACGATGAAAAACGTATTATTTACGCACCAGCTTTGATTCCAGACTTGGATATTTTTAGAAAAAATGTAAATGGAGAGCCAGCTAATGTATTTTTTGACAAAGAAACTATCTTAAAATTACATTTGGACGGTTGTAGAAATGGTTATGATTCTAAAATTAATCTAAATCACAGCGAAACCGAAGATATTACGGGTGTTTATTGTTTTGAAAACTGGATAGTTGGCGAAGATAACCGAGCGGAAAAGTTAGGTTTTGAAGTTCCAGAAGGTACTTTAATGAAAGGATACAAAGTTGACAATGAAGAACTTTGGCAAGACATTAAAGCAGGTAAAGTTACCGGATTGTCAATTGAAGCGGCACTTATGCCAATAGAAGAAGAACCAATTAATAAATTTAATATGAATGTAAAAACGATTAAAGAAAAAATAATTGCACTTTTTGCAGATGAAAAAACAGAATATGCCGCTGGTGTTTTTGGAACTTCATTAGAGGATGGTTCAATTATTACCGATACTGACGGAAATCCTTTAGCTGATAAAGAATTTGAATTTGACGGCAAAAAGCACAAAACTGATTCAGAAGGAAAGGTTTCGGAAATGGAAGTTGAAATGGAGGAAGAAACGCCTCCAGCAGAAGACGACAAAGACGCAAAAATTACAGCGTTAGAAACTGAAATTGCTGATTTAAAAGCAAAACTTGCCGAGTACGAAACTGAAAAGTTTGCCAAAGAAACAGCAGAAACAGAAATTGCAACTTTAAAATTATCTGTTGAGGATAAGGATAAAGAAATTGTGAAATTGACAGCTGACATTATCGAAGCTAAAAAAGTGCAGACACCAGCACCAGTTGCAAAACTTTATTCAGAAATGACGAACAAAGAAAAAGCATTATACAACAGAGGAAAATTATAAATCATTAAAAAAATAAAACAATGGCAGTAACTTATACAGGTACTAAAACCGAAGCTGGCGAGTACGCAGAAATTGTTCAGGAAATCTACGCAGATTCCCCGACGTTCAGAGGAGAAACGATCGAGCTTGTAGAAGGTCACAAATCAGGATTGGACATTTACGAAAGTTCAGCAGAAATTACTTTCACGGCTGCAAACTATGGAGCGGTAACCGCTGACAACGTAAACTTGAAATCTCAAAAATCAATTGTAAACCTTAAAACATTTAACGTTGAGGGTATTATTGACGAAAGCTCTTTAAAAGGTACACGTTTTGAAAAATCAATGAAAGCAGGAGCTTACAATGTAGTTTCTGACGAGTTCGATCAAAAAGTTTTAATTCAAGTGCAACCAGCAGTTGGAGCAAAATTGGAATCTTGGGTTTGGGATGGAGCAACTACTGCTACAAAAGCAGCTATTGCAGCATTAACTCCTGGAGCAGGACAAGGAAGTATAACGGCAGCAGCTCAAACAAAAGTTGCAGCAATGCCAACTACCTTGTTTGATTCAATCCCTGCAACTATGTTATACAATGATTCTCAGTCAAAAGCAACTGCAGGAGCTGGTTTAGGGGATTATTTAAAAGTGACAGGAACAACAATCACGACAGCCAACATCGTAGCAGAATATGTGAAGATTTACAACGCTATTCCAAATGACGTGCTTGTAATGACTGGCGATGATGCTCCAGTAATTTTTGCTCCAAAAGGTCATTACAAAATGATTAAATCAGTTAACAGGGTTCAAGGCGCAGCTTTGCAAGAAAACTTTGTAGGAACTTCATTTAACGACATGTATTTTAACGACGTTAGAATTATATTCGTTGATTTAGTTGATTTTGTAATTGCTGCTCAAAAATATAACTTAAAATTAGTTATGGATTTATTGAGTGATTCTTCTCAATTGATTATCGAAAAAGAAGCTAACGCATCTACTCGAAGAATCTTGAAACTAATCAACTCAATGACTACTTGGGTTGTGAAACAAAAATGGAACGTCCTTTATAACGGATAATCTAAAAAAGATTCTAAATAACTAACCCTCTCGTTTGAGGGGGTTTTTTAATACAAAAAGTTTATGCCACGAATTAATTTAGGAGTTCTTAATTGTTTGCCTGAAAAACATTTGCCTATCGGTTATAAAAAACCATTAGTAAACACTTTTCCAGCTTACAACTCTATTGAAAAATTAACGCTGACTGTTTTAAAATCTGACATCAAAAAAGGTATGCCAGATATTGTTAATGGTTTGAAAAAACAAATTAATTCGTTAGTTGAAAAAAGAGAAAAAATAGAAACATTCGGGGTTTTTAAAAACGTTTCAGAAAATACAACTTCCTATATTTGTGAAGTTGATTTATACATTAAAAATTTAACTTAAAAAATAAAAGATATGCCTTGTGGAACCACGCTAACAGCATCGAGAAAAAAAACAGGCTTCATTAAGCCAAAAGGTTACAAAGCCATTGGTTTTGCTACTTGGGATAGTGGGAGTATTATCCAAAACACATCAACAGGCGTTGTTGCTTTGCCAGTTGGAATTACTGACGTTTACCGTTTTGAGGTAAAAAATACAGCGGACAACTTCATCGAAACGGCTACAAAAGATCCTGTTACAATGACAGGAAACAAAGCTGGAGTTGGAACTTTCGCTTTAATGTATTGCGAAAGAATTAAAAATATTGCAGATGCTCAAGCGTTATTGGATGGTGTGTTTAATGTTTTCTTTGAACATAATGATGGTCAAATTACAGTAGCTGGAGCGGTTAACGGTGGAGAAATAATGACAGTTGTAGAAAGTACAGATGCACAAGGTTTCTTGTTTACATTAAATACTTTCGAACCGTCATTTGCCTACACTTTGGCAGCCGCTGGAGTAACTGCTTACAATGCACTTGTAGTAGATGCTGCCTAATGAAAGTTTTAAAATTAAATACACCTTTTGAATTAAGCGCAGTCGTTCGGATTGCGCCTTTTCAATCGGATGTTTTAAGTTTTACCATTAGAAATGAAGTAAGCAATTATACCGCCAGCTATTCGATAGATTGGAATATGGTAAACGGAAGAATTGAATTCACATTGCCAGATGCTACAACCGAAACCGATTTCAAAGCAGGAAACAAATACGAATTGACAATTACTAATACCTATGATTATACTATCATTTATCGTGGTAAATTAATAGTTGTAAAAGAAGATACTGACATTCAAAACTACACACCATCGAAACAAACGACACCCAGATTTCTTTAATGGCATTTTCGGCTTATATGCCGTCAATAAAAGAAATACAAATAGGCACTAAATATGTTCTAAATGGTTTAAATAACGACAATTATAAGCTTTTTGCAGATGCTTATGATGATTCTGTGACTAATTCTGCCTGCATAAACGACATTTCGAACCTGATTAAAGGCGAAGGATTGATAAATTCTAATGGAGGTAAAAGTCCATCGAGCATAATTTCAGATGATGATTGGGGATTACTTGTTTTAGACTATAAAAAACAAGGGCAATGTTCCGGACAAGTCATTTGGTATAGTGGAAAACCAATAAAAATTTATCACATTCCGCTGGAAAACACAGGCTTGAATGTTGATGAATCAGGAATGAAGGTCAATGGCTACTGGTATTGTTATGATTGGTCAAAAAAATGGAAATATACACCTGTTTTTCATCCTAAATTTAGCGCAGAAAATCCAAAGAACGAAACTCAAATGTTTGTTATTAAAAGACCATCAAATGAACCGTTATTTGCTCGTCCTGATTGGTTTCCTGCTTTGCGTTGGGCACAAGATGAGGGACTAATGGCTCAACATTCTTATAATGATGTTGCTACTGGTTTTTCAGGGCAAAAAGTTGTGAATTGGGCTGGTGGTCGTGGGTTGACTGATGTTCAAAAAGAAGCTACAAAACAAGAGATTAAAGATAAATTTTCTGGAATTAATGGACAACGATTAATTGTTTCAATAAATAACTCGCCAGAAAACGCAGTCGTAGTTGACAACATTGACCCGCCAAATGTAAACGCTACTTATGTAAATTATACTGAAGAGGCTGAAAGAAAAATATTAATTGCACATTCATATCCATCTATTTTATTGGCTGGCTCAAAAACAGGATTTTCTTCAAATGCAGATGAAATTGCAGTTGCGACTAAATCAGTTTTTCGTAGGGTAATTAATCCAGCAAGAAAAACTTTATTGTCGGGATTGCAACAGATTTTTGATGTTATAGGAGAAATAACTTTGGATGTTCAGGATTTTGAAAGCGAGGAATTAGACAATAATACAACCGAAACGATATGAGTACAATAAAACTAATGATACAGCCAGCGGATGTAATTGCACTTACTCAATTGGACGGGAATATTGACAACGACAATTTGAAACCGATTATTTACGCTGCTCAAACAACTCACTTAAAGGCATTCTTGGGTTTAAAATTGTACACTAAAATTTATACTGATTTTGCAGCAGATACTTTGGATGGCGAATATTTAATTATTTTTGACGAATACATTAAAGACTTTCTTTCTTATTATTCTTCGGCTTTATTTGTCGATTTCGGAGGTTACAAAATTTCTGAAAACGGTTTGCATAAAATAGCTGGCGAAAATATGACCTCACTTTCTGAAACTGAAACCGAAACTTTGTCGTTAAAATTTACTAAATTAGTCGCAAATGTAGAAGCTAATTTTAAGGAATATGTTTCAGATAAAAATATCCCTGAATTAGTTGGCGAAAGTATTAATATTCAAACAGATATGCCGTGGCTATAATTCAAGTAGTAAATATTTCAACTCCAAATGATGGCTTAGGCGATCCGTTAAGGGTTTCCCAAATCAAGGCGAACGACAACTTTTCAGAACTTAATGCAAAAAAAGTAGAAGTTATTCCTGGTTTTGATTTGTCGGAGAATAATTTTACGGATGCAGAAAAAACGAAACTTGCAGGAATTGAAGTGGGTTCGCAAGTCAATGTTCGTGGAAATATGCAACAGCAAGACCCAAGCGCAGCCGATTATATTTTAGGAAAACCAACAAGTGGGAATATAGTCACTTACGGAACTTATGCTTTAGTCGGGCAAAACTTAACCATTTTTGCTGGCTGGGTTTGGAAAATAAACGATGTGCTTTATACAAATTCAACAGATATTGTAATTAATTTTCCTTATGCTGCAACTGGATTACAGCGTTTGGATGCGGTTGTATTTGATACATTGAATTCCACACAGCGTGTTGATGGTGACGAAGTAGTAAGCTCACCCTTTGTTCCGTTATTGATTCCTGATTCTATATTGTTTTCTATTTCTTTGATTACTGATAGCACGGTAGGTTCGCCATCTGTTCCGACAGCGACAGGAGAAGATACGTTGCGATTTGTTGGAGCAGGGCAAACATATACTTTACCTGCCGGATATGTAGCAAGAACAGGATGGATAAATAACGGAGTTCAGTTTAAAGAAAAGGCTGGATTTGAATCTGACCTAAATACATTCACGCAATCCGGCACTACATTTACATTCAAAGCCGCAGTACCAACAGGCGCAAGAGTAAATATTGATTGCTACTTTTAATTAAATCTAATTCCAAATAAGCAACACTCTCATAATCGGGGGTGTTTTTTTTGTTATTTATGTTGCAGATATTAAAATAAGTATTATATTTGTAACAGAAATTAAAACTAATAGGAATTATGAACTTTATTGAACGACCAAAAGAAACTTACAACAATGTTAGATTTTTAGATTATTATATGGAATGCCACAAAGGATTTATTGCGGGTGGCTGTTTTAAAAATATATTTAAAGGTCAAAAGATTAAAGATTTGGATATATTTTTTGAGTGTGAAGCTGATTTTTTGCAAGCTGTAGAACATTTTAAAAGTAATGAAAATTATGTTTTGTCTTATGAAAACGATAATACCATTTCATATAAAAACAAAAATACTAATATCAGAATTGAATTAATTCGTCACACATACGGAACTGCAATTGAAATTATATCAATGTTTGATTTTTCAATTACTCGATTTGCTTATGCAAGAAAGCAAGAACCTGATGGAGTGATTTATTACAATGTTTTTGTAGATACTTTCTTTGAGGATATGACTAGCAACAAACTTGTAATTGATGGAGAATTAATGTTTCCAATATCTTCTTTTGAACGCTCTTATAGATACCGTTCTTACGGATTCGGATTATGCAAAGAATCAAAAGCAAAACTTATTGAAGCTTTAAAAGTTTCAAATACCGACGATTTGAGTAACGATTTATATTTTGGACTTGACTAAATTAATGTTATGAAAAAAACCGAAACCAACCCTAAAGGAGCTGGCAGACCAAAAGGAATTGAAACTACGACAATGCGAGTGCCGTTGTGTTTAAAAGAGATTATTCAAAGATTTATAAACAAAAAATTAAATAAAAAATTATGAAACCAAGTTTAGAAGAAGTTAAGGAGTATTTTAAGGATGCGGAAATTGTGGAGGATAAAGATGGAGATATAGCAAATTTCAACAATTTAGATGAAAGAGGAATTCACGAGTATGAGGGTGACTTTTATGTTTATGACAACGACAAAGAAAATGTTATTTTATGGGATAATAAAAAAGGCTACGCAAAAATACTAACCTACAAAACGCCTAAATTCGAGATTACAAAGGAGCAGATACTTTATATTGAAAAAGCATCGCTTTCATATGTATCGAGTGAAATTAAACAATGGTTTCCAGAGGTTTTTAAAAAGGAGTTGGTTGTTGGAAGTTGGTATAATTCATTAAAACATCCAAAACAGTTAATATTTGTAGTTGATTTTAAAGATGTTCAACGTATAAAAGGCTACGGATTCGATACTAGGGGAAATTGGGAACGTGATAATAATGAATTTTCTTGGGGATTACCAAGCGATGGTGATTACACAGAATCCACCCCACAAGAAGTTGAAGCCGCTTTGATTAGGGAGGCGAAGAAGAGAGGGTATAAAGAAAATGTGTTAATGAAATCAATGGTATTTGACAATGACGTTTACCTTATAAAAGGCGAGTACAAAAGTGTTGACGATGATTTTTACTTTATTGGAGAAGAGTTGAAATGGAATGGGTTTACTATTTTCAAAGACGGAATCTGGGCAACCATCATCCAAGACGAAACATTCACCAAGCCATTATTAAGCCTAAATGATTTGTTATCAGTATGGAGTGAAGACAACGATACGGAATTCTATAAAACTTCTCGATTATTTAAAAGTTTTGAGAAACTGGCTAAATCTAAGATAGTATGAAAAATTTAATTGGAATGGTTGCTTTTGTTTTGGAAAGAAATAAAGCAGAGGAATCTTGTAGGGAAGATTTTGTAAAATGTGTAAGATACGCCAACTTCCTAAAACAACCGTTAACACTTGGAATGTTTGTGCCAGCTAAATTAGTTGATGGTGTTTGGGTAGTTTTAGAAGAGCCTAAATGTTATGGCAAAAAATACACAGAAGACATTGCTGAAGAAGAGTTGATACTTCACGAAGAATTTGTACAAGCAAAAGAAAGATGTTTGTTTGATGGTTTTGAAGTTGTTGAAACACCGCATTATAATACTGAAATGCCAAAAAGTATATGTATTTATGAGTTTTTACACGTTTTTTGGTGGCATAAAAACCAAGATAAATGGGAATTATCAAAAGAAATTTCAACCATCGAAGACCTTGTAAAATACAATCTCGAACTAACTCCAACAGCTCAAAAACAAATAGGACTATGAAAAACCTACAAGTAATAGTATCAGAAATAAAAGGATATCCTGTAACGATGGAAGAAGCTTTGAAAATGGCAGAAAATAACTTCGGGCAAATATATGCTTGGGTTAAGGCTGATGTGGTTGCAGGATTGTTGGAAGAAAGAGTAATTAGTAAAAAAATAGAAGAATGAAAGCAAAAGAATTAATTAAGAGAAGTCAAACGGCACAACAAATTTTTGAAGAAATATCGAAAATGAATGAAAATAATCCAAATCATTATAAACATTTTATTCCTCATTTTATTTACGTATCAAACGATGTGCAAGTAGAATTGTCTATGATGGGGTTTAAATTAACTCACGGGGAGTGGTTTAGAGGGGATATTGGATTGATAATTGAATGGTAGCGATAAATTTAATTCCCTATTCGAAAGTTTATGGAATTTTTGTATATTTGCAATCAGCACAAGATATCGGTCTAAATCCGATTCGAATTGAAAGGTTTGATAGCTTAACGTAAAGAGTGTGTGCAAAATCAAAACCACAATTTAATTATTGTGGTTTTTTTTATTTATATTTACCGTAAAATTCAAACTATGAAAAAACTAATATTATTTTTATTGTTGCCGTTGTGGATGTTAGGGCAAACTCCAACAGGACAGGAACAATCATTTCCATACGGAATACAAAATGAAGCTGCTCCAACAGTTGCTGTTCCAAATTACCTAACAACATCAAGTGCATTGGGTGTTTATGGCAAAATTGAACCTATTAATTTACCAGTTTCAACAGCCACGCAGGATAGTTTAGATTTAAAGTTAAACATTTCTGACCTACCAACAAACTTAACACTATATCCAACAACCACAGCAAGTGACGTAGGCGGATATGTCGTTATGGTCAAAGACATACACGATGTTAGGTTTGACGATACAGCAGTTGATGTTTCAACTCCTGCAATCACCACAACAGGACAATTAATTTTTAATAGAATTTCAGATGCAGGAATTTTAATAGGACAACCAGGCGTTTTCAACATAACTACATTTGGAAATATTAGACGTTTGTCAGGATCTGGAACAGCTACTTTTTACTTCGAGGTTTATCACAGAGATTTAGCAGGAACAGAAACTTTGATTTGCACATCCAGCACAAGCGCAACGGTATCGTCAGGAACTTATATGGAATTCACAACGTCAGGGATTTGGGATGATGGGGATTTTATTGCTACTGACCGAATTGTAATTAAGACCTATGCCAACCGTATCTCTGGAGGTTCTGACCCTGTTTATCAATTTCAGTTTGGCGGTACACAACCCGTTAGAACTTTGCTTCCTGTGCCGTTGTCGGTTGTAGATGCTGGGTATGAATTGAAAACAAATAAACAGAATAGTTTGGCAGTTGATGGTACAAGTACAAAATATCCAACAGTAGATGCTATAAATGCAGGAGTTGTGAAGTTAACGGTTTCGGCTAAACAAACAATTGCTTCAACCATAACAGCAACAGCAAACGACAGCGAAACGGTCGGAATCGAGATGAGTTCTGCATTCGTTAATGGTGCTTTTACAGGTGTTACGAATACCGCTGCTAAAGTGGCTGGTGGTAGATTTTCTATTGGCAATTATTCTCTTAATGCGAAGACAAATTTAGGGGAAAAACTACTTGTAAAAAACGAGGGTACTTTAGGGAATACAGCAGGGTCTTATAAATACATTGCCGATTTCCAGCAAGCGAATGCAACTAATATAAACAGATTTCAAATCACTTCTTACCGAAGAGGTGCAGGTTCTACTTTTCAAGGCGCTGGATTCAGATTGCAATCAGCAGTTGACAATTCAGCAACGGATGGAAGTGCTGCTTATATCGAAATAGGGGCAACCGACCCCACATCATTTGGAAGCGCATTCATATCTTTTGGCACAGGTGGAACGGACAGATTAGGTATTTTGGCTAATGGAAAAATATTAATCAACAAATTAACCAGCACAGGCGAACAATTGCAAGTTAACGGAACAGGTAATTTTAGCGACGATTTATATGCGCCTAATATCAACTCCGTCGATGCAGGAAATATTGATTGGCAAGCCTTGGGGGATTCAATCACTTATGGGGAAGGTTCAACAACAGGTACAACCAGTTATGCAAACATAATTCAAACTAAAGCTAATTTTAAAAGTCTATCAAAACAAGCGGTTTCAGGTATTACGGTTAAGCCAACGTCTGGAAGAGGAGAGCTGTACACGCAAGTATCAGCTGTAACGGTAGGTACTGAACTTATAACTGTAATGGTTGGGGTAAATGATGCTATTGTAAATAATACGCTTGGAGATTTACCGACCGTTTTAGGAAAAATTTATGCAAGTTTAGATAAAACATTATCATTTACAGAGGCTTTTAGATACAATATCGAGTATTTAAAAGTAAATTTTCCAAACGCTAAAATCATTGTAATTTCGCCTTTGAAAACAACTTCGGCTTGGACAACTTCGGCTAATTTGCAAAAATATATTGATGCCGAAATAGCAATTTGTAACTATCTTTCAGTACCATTTATCGATGCTAATAATCTATCAGGAATTTATCCAACAGGAACGTTTACACCTGATGGATTGCACCCAAACGATGCTGGTTATGCTTTATTAGCCGATTGCGTTTTAAAAGGAATTATCAACCCAAGCACGGTTAAGAAAGTAGATGTAAGTACAATTGTGACAGATGCAATTGTTAATAACGAGTATTATGTTGCACCATCGCAAAACGCTGTTTTTGATGCTATGGCTTTAAAAGCTAATATAGATTTTCCTACCACATTTACTGGTTCGGCCGTTTCAGCATCTTTAGGGTTTATATCTGGAGCTGATTTTGCAACAGGTAGTACAGGAACGGGTTTGACAGGACCAAATTCTGGAGGAATTCCTTATCCAAGCGGTATTTCTTTTGTCACAAATAATCCTGCAACACCTGGATGGACTTCTAACGCACCAATATCACAGCCTTACGGAAAATATACGGTTTACACGGTAGCAACATTGCCAAGTCCGCCTATAACAGGAACAGGAACTTATGCAACGGTTTCAGACGCTTTAACACCTGCCTATCTTGTGACGGTTGTAGGCGGTGGCTCAATTGTTTGTCCTGTAATGTACAACGGTACTACGTGGGTTTCACACTAAAAAATAAGCTATGACAACTATCACAATAGACACAGGCGAGAGCGTTTCACTCGGATTTGAAATAAACGGAATTGACATTGCGGATATAATCGATTTTTCGGTATATTTTGGCAATATCAAGTATTCATTATCAGACAGTATGATTGAAGCGGATGTTTCTAATGAAAGATTATTTTTTGTTAGAATACCGTCAAATGTAACAAGCAGAATGCCGAACAGCAATAATATTTCGTTCTCATTGGTTACGGAATTTTTAGGCGTTTATAAGGAAGACAAAATTGCTATTCTAAGCGTAACAAAAACCAATGAAAAAACAGAATTACCGAGAACCAGCGAGTTTATAACTGCTACATTCGTTATCGATGTTGTTACAAATGTCGTTACGACTAATGTAA